CCTCGCGGCGTGTGTCCGGTTCGCTCGGGGCGTGCCAGGTCTCTGACCAGGGAGAACGTGACATGACGTGGACGACCGAGCCGCCGTTCACGGTGCCGCACTTCACGGGGTGGGCCTCCGGCCTGGTGCTGAACAGCGGGGAACCGTGGATCGTCGAGGACTTCCAGGCCGAGTTCGCTGGGGACTTCTTCACCGGCGAGTTCATGGAGCACTGGCTCGTGATCCCCGAGGGCAACGCGAAGACGACGCTCACGATGGGGCTGGCGCTGTATCACTGCCGGTTCCGCCGGTGGGCGAAGGTTGCGGTGGCGGCGGCCTCGCGGGACCAGGCCAAGCAGGATTGGGACGCGGGGCAGGGGTTCGTCATCCGCTCCGAGTCGGCGATGGAGGGCTTCACGGCCCACCCGGGGCTGCGGCGCATCCGCTACCGCGCGCCGGACGCCAGGCCGGGCGACGAGTCCGAGATTCAGATTTGGGCCGCCGCGGCGCGCACGGGCGACGGGATCGACCCGACGCTGACCATCATCGACGAGCTCCACCGGCACCGTGACCTCGAGCTGTACCGGACGTGGCGCGGCAAGCTGCGGAAGTCCGGCGGGAAGATGATCGCCATTTCGACCGCCGGGGAGCCGGGCTCGGAGTTCGAGGCGATGCGCGACACGATCCGCCAGGGCGACCCGAACGCCATCCGTGCCGGGACGTACACGCGGGCGGTCGGCCCAGGGATCGTGCTGCACGAGTACGCCGTGCCCGAGGACGGGGACACCGACGACCTTGAGCTCGTGAACCGGGCGAACCCGCTCAAGCAGATCACCCCGGAGACGCTCGCCGAGGTGCGCTACGGGCCGTTGCAGTCGGTGCAGCACTGGCGCCGGTTCAACTGCAACTTGCCGACGCGCTCGGAGTCCGCGGCCATCGCCGAGTCCGAGTGGTTCGGCGCGCAGGTGGCCGACGTGATCCCCGAGAAAGAGCCGGTGTGGGCCGGGCTCGACGTGGCGTGGAAGTGGGACACAACGGCGCTGGTGCCGCTGTGGATACGCGAGCCCGAGTACCGGCTGCTCGGACCCGCCGATGTGCTCGTGCCCCCACGGGACGGGACATCGCTCGAGCCGTCGCTCGTCGAGGACGCGCTGCACCGGCTGCACGAACGGAACCCGATCCACACGGTCGTCATGGACGAGACGCGCGCTGAGCAGCTCGCGGTGTGGATCGCCGACGAGCTCGGTGCCCGCGTCGTCCCGTGGCCGCACTCGCCGAAGATGGCGGCGCTCGACTACGAGCGATTCATGGAGGCGCTGCGCGAGGGGTGGTTGCACCATCCCGGCGACCCGAAGCTGACGCGGCACGTCCTGAACGCCGTGGCGAAGGTGCGCGCGGAGGGTACGCGGTTCGACCGGCCGTCGCAGACCCGCGAGGGCGGGAACCAGGACATGAGAGTGATCGACGCGCTGATCGCAGCCGCGATGGTGCACAACGCCGCGGCCGCCGAGATCGGGGTCGAGAGGGAGCCGATGATCGCATGGGTCTAGCCGAGAGGTGGTGGCGGTTCGTCGGCGCGAAAGAGCGCGCGAACGACCCGCTCACGTTCGACGAGTGGGCCAACTGGTTCACCTACCTCGGCACGCAGTACCCGCTCGGGCTGACGACGTCGATGACCGGCAATCGTGAGGAGGTTCCACCCGGCGCGACCGGCCTGGCGTCCTACGCGTTCGGCGGCAACGCCGTCGTCTTCGCGTGCATGGCGGTGCGGATGCGGGTGTTCACCGAGGCACGGTTCGCGTTCCAGCGGATGCGCGGCGGCCGACCGGGCGACCTATGGTCGTCCCCGGCGCTCAACCTGCTCGAGCACCCGTGGCCGAACGGGACCACGGGAGACCTGCTCGCCCGTAACCTGGTCTACGCCGACCTGTTCGGTAACGCGTTCACCTATCGGGTGGCCCCGGATCGCCTCCAAGTGCTCCGACCGGATTGGGTGGCGATCATCTCGGGATCGCGGGACGACGATCAGGCGAGCGGATGGGACCTGGGCGCCGAGGTTCTCGGCTACATCTACCAGCCGGGCGGTCGTGGCTCAGGCAAGGAACCGCGATTCCTGCAGCCGGAGACGGTCGCGCATTTCGCGCCGGTCCCGGACCCGATGGCACCGTGGCGCGGGCAGTCGTGGCTCTCGCCGGTGCTGCGCGAGATCAAGGCCGACACGGCGGCGACGTCGCACAAGCTCTCGTTCTTCGAGCAGGCGGCCACGCCGAACCTCAAGGTGAAGGCCGACCCGACGCTGACGCCGGAGAAGTTCAAGGAATGGGTCGCACTGTTCCGCGCGGGTCACGAGGGCGCGGCCAACGCGTACAAGACACTGTTCCTCGGTGGTGGCGCCGACGCCGAGGTGATCGGCGCGAACCTGCGGCAGATGGATTTCAAGCAGACCCAGGGCGCGGGCGAGACGCGGATCGCCGCCGCGGCCGGTGTTCCCCCGGTGCTGGTCGGTCTGTCCGAGGGTCTGCAGGCCGCCACGTACTCGAACTACGGCCAGGCCCGGCGCGCGTTCGGTGATGAGTGGGCGCGGCCGACGTGGCGCAACCTTGCCGGATCGTTCGAGTCGATCATCCCGACGCCGTCGGATTCGCGCCTGTGGTACGACGACAACGACGTGCCGTTCCTGCAGGAGGATCAGGCGGACGCGGCCGAGATTCTGGGGAAGAACGCGGCAACGATCAAGCAGCTTGTCGATGCGGGGTTCCGTCCCGACTCGGTCGTCACGGCCGTCGATGCCGACGACCTCACGCTGCTGCAGCACACGAACCTGTTCTCGGTGCAGTTGCAGCCGCCGGGGACCGTGGCCGCGCCACCGGCCGAGCCGCCGCCGAACGGGAAGGTGACCGAGCCTGCCGTGGCACCTGGACAGTGACCATCCCGGCTGCTCGGGCTGGGCGGTGGTGCTCGACGCCACGGGCAAGGTCGTGCCCGGCGGCTGTCATCCGACGAAGGCGAAGGCGCTCGCGCATCTCGCGGCGCTGAACGTCAACGCGAAGGGGGCAGACATGACCGATCAGGCCACGAGGGCCGCGGTCGACAACGGTGCGTGGGACGGGAACGCGGCGATGAACGTGTGCACGACCGCCGCCGATTACAACAAGATTTGCGCGGGGAAGACCGACGGCGATCCCGCGCTGCGCTCGAGCCACAAGCTGCCCCATCACTACCTGGCGAAGGCACCCGTGCCCAACGCTGATGGCGTGCGAGCCGCGCTGCAGCGGTTCGGGCAGACGAAGGGTCTCACGAACGCCGAGGAGGCCCGCCGACACTTGGAGGCGCACATGGTAACGATCCAGGCCCAGGAGGCGTCCGCGCTTCCGAGGTCCGACCTCTACCGCGCGATGGCACCGTCGGGGTCGCACTTCGAGCTCCGCGAGGAGGGCGAGGGCGGGTTGCAGACGCTCGTCGTGCACTTCGCGCGTTTCAACGAGTGGACCGAGATCGACTCGTGGTTCGAGGGGCGGTTCATGGAGCAGATCGCGCCGGGCGCCTTCACCGAGACGCTCGCGGCGCAGGCGCCGAGGATCACGTTCAATCACGGCCGCGACCCCGACCTCGGCGACAAGCTGCTGGGGCACCCGGTCACGGCACGCGAGGACGCCGATGGCGGCGTGGCCGAGGCCCCGCTGTTCGCCGGGGTGCCGCAGCTCGTGGTCGACGGTCTGCGCGCTGGTGCCTACGGCTCCTCGTTCCGCTTCGGCGTCGATGACGAGGACATCGTGCACCGGCCCAAGGTTTCGGATCACAACCCCGAGGGCCTACCCGAGCGGACGATCCTCAAGGCCACGGTGCCCGAGGTGGGGCCGGTGACGTTCCCGGCCTACGCGAACGCGACCGCGGGCGTGCGGTCGCTCACCGATGAGTTCCGGCCCGCGAGCGAGACCGTCGCGGAGCTGGCGCGTAAGCGTCCGGGCGAGCTGGCCCGGATGATCGAAGAAGTCCTACACCAGGGCGCCGAGGACAAGCCTCCCGAGGACAAGCCTCTGCCCGTTCCCGAGGTGCGGAGGTTCCGCACACGAGAGGAGTACCTGGCATGGATCACGCAGAGCTGAACGAGCTCCGGTCGATCGAGGAGCTCACGAACAAACAGGGGCAGGTGAAGGCCGAGATCACCTCGATCGAGGAAGAGTTCCACGGCCTGCCGCTGCCGGAGGACGCGCGCGAGCGGTACGCCACGCTCGTCGAGACGAACGAGGAGATCGACGCGCGTGTCACCGAGCTCGACAAGCGCGAGAAGTACCTCGCGCACATCGCGTCGAACGGCGGGTCGGACCCGGCCCGCGTCACGCCCGCGTGGGAGGCCCCGAAGACCGACCGTGCGAGCCTCAAGGAACGGGACATCTACGATCTCTCGGGTGTCCGGTTCAACCCGGAGGACCCGGCGCGCGGGCGGCAGGAGTACCGCGACCGGGCGATGCGGGCCGTCGAGGTCGCGCACTTCCCGGAGCACCTGCCCAAGGAGCGGGTGCAGGACTACATCGGGCGCCTGCTCGACGAGTACGACACCGACGACGGACAGCTCGCCCGTCGCATCCTCAAGACCGGGTCGCCGCAGTACCGGGCGGCCTTCCGCAAGTGGATGTCGGGCGTCCCGATGTCGAACGAGGAGCAGCGCGCGTTCTCGCTGTCGACGACCGGCATCCCGATCACGTTCACCCTCGACCCGACGCTGATTCCGGTGTCGGCCTCGGTGGTGAACCCGCTGCGCGCGATCTCCAACGTGGAGCCGATCGTCGGGTCGAACGAGTGGCGTGGGGCCACCGCCGCGGCGATCACCGCTTCGCGTGCACTCGAGGCCGCAGTCACGACCGACAACACCCCGACGCTCGCGCAGCCCGCGATCGTCTGCTCGCGGGTGCAGGCGTTCGTGCCGTTCTCGGTCGAGGCCGAGGGCGACTGGCCCGGCATGGACGCCGGGCTGGCGCGGCTGTTCGCCGACTCGAAAGATGACGAGGAGGCGACGGCGTTCTTCTCTGGCAACGGCACGCCGCCGAACCCGTTCGGTCTGTCGACCGGAGTCACGGGAACGACGCCGCTGGCGACCGGATTGACGATCACCGCCGCCAACCTCTACTCGATCGAGGCGGCACTCGCCCCACGTTTCCGCCCGCGCGCGCAGTGGGTGGCAAACCGGGCGATCTACAACGTCATCCGGGCGTTGGACACCGCGGGCGGCGCGCAGTTGTGGCTCCGCATCGGTGAGCTCATGGGGAACGCTCCGGCGTCCTCGGGTGGAAACGGCAACACCGGGCTCAGG